CTGGTGTATATACTTAACAATAAAACTTGGGAAGAGAAGGAGCCTAGCATTGAGACCTTATATAATTTTTGTAATTCTAGGTACAAGTTTAAAAATAAGAATTATACAATATCTTTAGATGATTCCAGGACTTATTATAAAATTAGACATAATGCTTTCCAAAGACAATGTTGTTTTTGGCTGGGCATTCCATTTCAGACTGATGTACCATTTAGTAACTTTGGTGTTGATAGCATTAGAACGCCAGATTATCTATTTAAAACCAAATCTAATGAAATTATATTGCTTGAATTCACTGTAACAAATAAATTGGAAACTGGTATCATCAATAAGGAATATTACCATAAATATGATATGGAGAAGGAACTTTTCAATTCAATAGGGATGAATGTTTTAGATTACTATATCATTATGGGATTGGATGATGAGGAACTCAGTTGTGTTTCAGATATTTTCTATATATCTAAAAAAATTGGTATTGATGTTGATATTGAAGACATCCGCAAAGATATGACTGAATTTAGAGAGAGATTGAATAGATTAAACAATTTAGTTTATGAATTTGTACCTGAACTCACAGTCAACTCTGGTAGTTCAAATACAATTTTTTTAGAATCTAATATTTTAAAATCAGAATTAAAAGTTAATTCAATGTCTCAGAGATTCAAGGATAAGGGGATTAACAATTATGTCATAAAAAAGATAATGTCTGATAGGAAGATCTTAATGAGAAAATTAAAGAAATTTGACATTCAAAATAAGATCGTTATAGTAGTTGACTTAACAATAGGTTATACTGATATTAGATGTGATGACTTAGGATTTGATAAAATTATTGTACAAAGAGCATTAGAAAAACCTTTTTTTGAAGATTTACAAGTTATTAAAGTGAAAGGCTCTAAATTAACTTCAGAAGAGTTTAAATCTTTTGGTGATGAAGATTTACAAGACATCTATTGTGAATCTAAATTAATTGAAGTTTATGAAACTTCAAATTATGAATCTAAATTTAAAAATTGGATCAAAGATGGATTTACTAATAAAAATTTATTGGCTAATTGTAAAATAGGTGAATTGAGACAAGATTTCTGTTTGAATTTCCAAAATAAAATAAATAGTGTGATGAATCAAAACAACATTGTAATTAGAAAAAAGAATCCTTTTATTTTTCCTGCTGTTGATTTTATTGAATATTCTAATATTTTTAAATTGGATTTGAACTCTTTAAACACTTCTAATTTAATAACTAAAGAAATATTAGATATGTTTCAAAAAAAGGGGATAGAGAGTTTTACTAAAGATTACATAGTTGATAGGTCATCTCTTAATGAAGATATTCTAAATTGTGAAAGAGAAATGTCAAATATATATAATGAAATAAACCAAAAATTCAAAAAGGATTTTTTAGAATGTAAATGGAACTTTAAAAAGTCTAAATTGAAGTCACATGAATTTCAAGCAATTTTTAAAAGATGGATTGATTCAAAAAGAAAATTATCTTATTTAATAAAAGAACCTACTAGAATTAAATATAAAAATAGAGTTACTCTGGACATCAAAAGTAAAAAATTGAAAGAGCATTGGGATTTTGAGAAAAAACATTTAAGACAACCTAAGGGCATTATATATTGCCACCCAGAAGAGGAAAATGATCATACTTTAGTTTTAGACTTCCTTAAAGATCAATTCACCGTAACAAATATTCAAGCACCAGATTCTATTTTTATTAAAAGTGAAGTTAATGGTATTAAATTGAGAAACTTAGTAGATCAAATGTATAGTGAGTTAAATAAAAAAGAATTCCATTTTCGTTATCTAAAACTAGCACACAATTTATTGTTCATCAGTAGATTTTGTTATAGTCTGTTATATTATTCAAATATTAAATCCAATAACAATGACTTTTACTTCGATAATTTAGGATACTCAAATGCTTTTATATTAGTGAAAGGTGGTAAAAAGATTTTAAGAACTAAGAGATCCAGACTTTTCAGACTATTTTTTCCTATAAATGAAATTCAAGAGAAAATAATGCGGAGTGAAAATTGGGAAATCCATTTAATAGAAGGAGTCAAATACATGTTAACTCCTTGGAGACAATTAAGGATTGATTATTTAAAAAAAGGTTTCGAAATATATCATAACTTTTCAAATTATTTGATTAGCAGAACTCAAGATTTAAAAATAACGTTTAAGGAATTTATGCCAATGGTTAATTTAAAAATTTTAGGGTTGTTTTCCCAAAAAAGGAAATTGGAAATATTTTTAGGACAGTTAAGATATCTTTTTTATAATTTAACAGGTGAATTTAGTAATGTTGCTGAACTTGCCAATTCAATGGCAACTTACAATTTTGACATAATAATATCAGTTCTTCAAAAGTCAATCATAAAGAACTATAATAAAATACAGACAACTTTAAATTCAAAGACATTGTTTGATTTAGTAAGCTGTGAAAACTTTTTAAATATTGAATATATGGCAGAGAAATTTGATGAATCTATATTTATGACAAAATCTCCATTTGAGCCAATGAATGAACATCTTAAAAACTTGAAGTCTGTGTTATTAAATCATGATTACTTTTATAAATGTATATATGGTGAAAATGACAAAAATATACCACTTTCAGAGAAAAATTTAGATCCATATAAGATCTTGACATCAACAAAGTTAGATTTAAGAGATCAAGATCACAAAAAGAGTTTTGAAAAGGCATTTTCAAATGATTTCATCTTTGATCCTATTTTATGCTATACAGTTGGTGAGTATAGTAGTAGGTTTATTTCTGATAAATTTACCACCGCTGAATTATCAGACTTTTTTGATAAATTAATTACTAGCTCATTCACTAAGATAAAAACTTCTAAAGGTATGAGATCTCATGATGGTGAATTTTGGGGTAAAAAGGGACATGATGTTGTATTTCAAGATTTAAATATTGAAGAAATAAACGATTTAATAAGCATAGAAGACAATTGGTATAAGCAGAATAAAAAAATAAAAGAAACACATTTAAGCATAAAAGATTATATAGAAAGATTAAATGTCAAAAACATACCATTTGAGTTTGACATGAAAGACAAAATCCAATTTAAAGATTCTAGAGAAATTTACGTAATGACTGATTATACCAAATCCTGTCAAAATCCTATAGAAGAATTTTTTAAGAAGTTGTGTTCATCTTTGGAGAATGAGATAATCAATATTAAATCACATGTAAGGCCAAAATATATACATTCCAAACTTTTTGAATCTCATAAAGATGAAGAAATGCTTTTTTGTACTTTAGATTGTAGAAAATGGGCACCAAGATCTAATTTATGGAAATATTTTTACTTTGTTAAAGGTCTTTCAAAATCTCTACCTAAAAACTTTTTTACATATTTTAATAAATTTTGGTCTAAATATTTTTACAAAAGATTAAGAGTTCAAAAGATATATGTGGAAAAGTTATCTAAAAATAAGGAAAATGCAGATATAGTTAAACATTTTTTCAAGCGCCCTGATGGGGATTTTGAATTGTATATGCCATATAGCTTCATGATGGGAATGTTTAATTATTTATCTTCTTTAATGCATGCATGTACTCAAAAATATTATTCTGATTTATCCATTAAAATATTTAAAGTAAATTTGAATATGTGTGCCCATAGTGATGACAGTTCTGGAACAATTAAAGGTGATAATCTAGAAATCATGTTAAGATCCTTCCAAGGATATGAAGTTTTCCAAAAATTAATGAATCATATGTTCTCATCTAAAAAATCAAACATATCGAAAAATTCTATGGAGATGATATCAATAATGTACATTAATAGAAGATTAACCCCTATGAAACATAAATTCTTAACTAATTTAGCATTGAACACAAAGGGTTCTAGCTATTATGATGATATCAGCAGTGTAGTTTCATTAGTGGTATCAGCTCATAGTAATGGGGCCAGCTTAATTGAATGTTACAGTTTAATGATCTCAACTGCTGAGTTAATTAGAAAGGCATACCACATACCTGATAATGTTAAAAATTCTAAGATACCTTTATGCATAGGAGGTCATTTCAACATGCATCCTTTACACTTAATTTTAATGGGGTCTTCTTCTCAGGAAACTATGTTAGATTTGTTAGAATCTGAAGAAGAAAGGCTTTTTAGAGTTCAATTTTTAAAGGAGTTATGTATTGATTACATTAGTGGGTTTGGAGCAGTAATGAATTATTCTAAGCCTTATTATATTAGACATAGGAAAACTCCACAATTGACTGATGAACAGAAAATAAAAATTAGATCACTGGCATTATATTTTCAAAATGAAACTATAGGGGATAAATTGGATTACATAAATTCTCTTTATGATGCCAATTTCATTTATTCTCTAACCAATATTGATTCTAATCAGCTATTTCTAGCTACTCTTTTTTACTCTTGTTACATTACACAGGATAGTGATGAAGGGTTAATGAGTTATAAAATTAAAGATCTATGTACATCTTACAAGATTAAATTCTTAAATCATTCAAAATTTATAGATATAAATAAACCAATAAAATTGATTCCTAGTAAGTTCTTAAGTTATATGAGGAGTGCAGAATTGATAAATGTAGATCTAAATAGTTTTAATTTTAAAATAGACAAAACCACAAAACCCTTAACTTACAATACTTTAGAGATATTAGGAATGAATATACAATATAATACAGTTAGAAAAATGTTGGCAGTTCAAGAATGTGAAGAGTTAAGGAAAATAGTCCCAGATAGAGAAATACTTGAAAGGTGGTTTAAATTTTTAGGTAAAAGCTTAAAAGATAAGAGTGATGATGAAATCAAAGCAATAGTAAAATACACAGGTAAAGATAGTTCACATGTTAGATCTTGCTATATGTCTATACCATCCAATATGATGATAGATAATATTGAGAGATTTTGGACTTTTAATTTAGTTTACAATACTTTTAGTAAGTACATATCTAATGTTAAACCTCAGTTATTAGGATTAATGGATATAAATCCAACAATACATGCTAATCAACATCTTAAACATGCATATTTAATATTTAAAATTATGAATACAGTATCAATTAATAATACTTTGGATTCTAATTTTATGAACAAAATGGAGGAACATCTTAATAAGTGTGAAGATTGTGTTAAGATGGATATAATCCCAATGATTAAAGAATTTTATGACATTCTAAATGTCAAAAATTTAACAATAAACCCATCAATTCCTTTCTGTATATATAACAGTGAACAGAGACAAGGGTTGAATGTATGGTTTGGACAATGTGAATTTACCTTATGTACTAATCTAGGTTTAGTAGAACATAAAATAATAGAAGGTAAACCTTACACCACATGGAGAGTAGAAACTGAAGAATCCTTAACTTTCTTGTGGCTATTATATGAAATTTTCACAGAGAGTAAAGGAATTTACACTCCTCAGATGACTAGTGGTAAAACTTTATATAAAAACAGGTTTTCTTTTAATGATTTAAGACAGGCAACAGTTTTATATAGTTTCAATTATGGCATCTTTTTGGAAAATAGTGAGGTTATTTTTGAAAAAATACCTGCCTTGAGTTTAACATTTAAAGGCAGAAAATATCATTATGGAGATAAACAAGTAGATTTTATATTATATAATTTGTATGACATAAATGAACAGTTTTATAGAAACCATCACTTAAGGGACCTTCAAAGCTATTTATTCCCATCAACATTGAAATATGACAGAAATGAATTAAAATTATTCTTTTCAAATAGCAAGCTTTTTAGATTGCTAACATTAAATCCTGAGTATCAGGAGAGCAGAGCATTAAATAAAAGATATTGCAATAATGGTCTGTTGGCAAATGAAGGAAGCTTCACTAGATCCTTAGCTTTTGGTAATGATATAGGGTTTACTGATTATAGATTTTCAACATCTATTCAATACAAAACTAATATACTGGAATACAAAACTAGGCAAAATCTGCCTATATTGGATATGTGGGAGAAAATGAATTTTGCAAGATTTAATTTTACAGATTACATTTTATTTAATAAAATATCAAATGAAGAAGAGCTAACTATAAATGATACTAAGAGACTGGATTTCTTAATTGAAAAATTTGGACTAAATCCAATAAACAGCTCAATAGTTTTATTTAAACAGATATTTGCCAGTTTAGATGCTTCAGATATTGGCAATATAGATCATAATACTCTTTTTAACTTTTACAATAAACTGATTGAAACAATAATGATAAATTTTAACGCTGTTGGAAACAAAACTTACAAATATCCTAGTTATCCTTTTAATTTGAACAGTTTTCTTAAAACTATTAAAACATCCTTTGTAAACAGAGATAAGATGCTACTTTCTGACCTAATTGTTCAAGGATTATTTAGAAGTTGGTTTGATAACCCGGCAGGGACTTGGGATTCAATTAAGGAAGATTTATTAGGATCTTGCTTTAAAATAGATATTAGACTAACGAAAAACATTTTCTGTGTTATTAAAGCCGTAATTACAGAACTTTCTGAATCTGAAGATTTTAACACAAGATTAGAAGATGTTTGGGAAAATTATGGTAAATATATTAGATCTACAATTTTAGAATTAGAAAATAGTGATGAAGTAGTGGAGTTAATAGACAATATTGATGGTTCATTCTTTAAACCCGTTTACAATAAATGGAAGGTGAATTCTATTATAAAAGAAGAAGTTCTAGATTTGGTTTATGACGATTATCAATCTTTATTAGAATTATTAAATGATGAAGATACAGAATACATGAGAGATATGATACAAGATAGAAAATGGGAGGGAGATGAAATAGAAGTGTGGATGGAAGGTTATAAAGGTCTAAAGAGTATTCAAGAAATGATCTCAACTAATGACTTCTTTAGAGTTAAAATTTATCACCCATCTAGCTTTATAACAATTCCTGTTATTAATAAGTACAAGTTGTATAAAAGAGTTGTAAATGGGGTAGGTTATTATGTCACAGAAATGTCAAATTTAGGTAGTGATATTGAATTTAATATTAACAATTGGACTGAAAATCTTGATATAGTGCCCATCAAAAGTAAAGAAGAAATAACCGAGAAAGCAGTATTTGAAGATGTTTTAGATGAATATGAATATTATGAAAGAAGTTTAGAAAAACTTGGAATATTTGACAAGAGCTGGATTAAAATTTTATTGAATAAAACAGAACCTAAGGATTTCAATTTTTTTAATAGGTATTTGAAGGATATTTTCAGAGGAAAACAAAATATAGAGAAAATTAGAATTAAAAGAAGAGATATGAGAATGAAAAAAACTTATCTGCCTGGTTATGTTGGATTAACTACAGATCCAATATTAAGTTCAGAATTAAAAACTCTATTTGGTGAAAATTACATTTCCATTTTAAATGGTGAAGTAAACATGACAGAAAAAGTTTGGAACTATATGAAGAAACAAATAATATTGAATTATAAAAATATGAATAACAATGAAAAAAGTTTAAGTTCATTGATATTATCAATTATGGTTGATGTAAATATTTCTGACTCTAATGATGATTGGTTTGTAGATTTTGTCTCAGAATTATTGTCTGAAGTTAATGATAGGTTAATGCCTAATATAGATAATATTATCGATACACCTCTAAATTTACAAAATCAAAACGAACATGTTTTTAAAATAGAAGAAGAGGATCTATATGAAAAGTAGTATAGAAATTAAAGATAAAATATTGAAAAATAAAAAAATGAAACAAAAATGATTTAATTATTTAATACACCG